AACGAAGATGGAGATAAGTAAGTTTTGTTGTTGATGTTGTAGTGGAAGAATAGTTCAATGAAAGGATTCTCAGGAGAGAATTTGTAAGGAACGATTCTTACTTGATGTTTACCCGGAGTGGGTTTCCAAAGATTAGATGTTCTGTTGGAAGTGTTTTGTAGTTTGTTCAGTCTACCTCTGATTGCGCTTAAATCTAGTGCCATAATTTTTAAATTTTAAAGTTTTAATTGTTTTATTGGTTTTATTTTGGTGTCTTTCCTACACCTTATATAAATATCAAGAAACCCTATTTTTGGTGGACTTTTGAGATTTATTTGATACAAATATACGAAAACTTTTCCACATATCCAAACTCTTTTTAACTTTTTTTTCATTGGGTGGAAATCTACTGAAATTACCCATTCCATCATAGTCTAAATTGCTTGGATTCATCTCTTTCATATTTTTGTTGATACAAATATACGAAAAATATTTGATATAAACAAACAAAGGGGAAAATTTCTTTTCCCCCTTGCGTTTTATAGTTCTAAAATGATTTCACCATTTAATTCATGTATGTAGAATTGATGACCATCCTTTTGAAACATTCGTTGTTCATCCAAATCATCATCCCATTGCCTAATACCAGAATCTAATTCTAAAACCTTATGAATATCAGTTATTTCGATTATATGAACCCCATCAACTATCTGAAGAACAATATCTTCAGGCTCACCAGCCAATCCTCTATTCACTAATCTATATAACTTCTTTATCATATTACAAACTCATTAACATATCCAATAGTTCCTGTTGTGGGAACATATCGTATTTATCTTTACGAGTGTTAGTATGTGTCCACACACCCTTTACTCTACCATAGTATGCATCTTCGTTAAATTCAAATGCATCAGCACCCTTCTCTTTAACTAATGCAGGTAAACCAGCTGAGATATCAATGTTATCTCTTTCAGCGATGAATCTTAACCACTTCTCCAATGCTTCGATTTGTTTGTTTGAATATCTATGCCAAGTTGAGTGTCCTCTAAATGGTTTAGCAAGAGTTACGATTTGTGATTCTTCAACAGTTGTACCAGCGTAAGTTTTACCATCTTTCACATATCCAAAGTTACACACCTCCATACCAATAGAGTTTACGTGCATCTTTTGTGAACCATTCTTACCTAAGTGATATCCCCAGTTTCCAGCAGGGAATGCCTGAACTACTTCACCATCGAATTTATCATCGTTACCTTTTACTGAAGGTCCACCCATTACGAATTCAGTAGCGATTGCACCATTCTTATCCGCATCCCATTGTTTGATACAATTGTAAGGATTGTGCCAACCAGCGGTGTGGTGGATAAATACCCACTCAGCGTTGATAGGACCTTTTTTATATTCATCGTCTGGCATGAAGTATTCAATGATTTCCAAACCATTTGAAGTTGTATATGGTTTCTTAGTGTATAAACCTTTTGCATCTTCTGGATTTGCTCCACCTGAACCATTATCAGTATCCAACAATTCCATTTTTGCCAAAGTTCCTCTACCAACTAAACCATCTGCATCTAATCCATTTGCAGCTTGCCATTTTTTTACTGCTTCAGCAGTTCCTTTTCCGAAGATACCATCGGCACCAACACCAACGACTTCTTGTACATCTTTAACGAGTTCTCCTCTTGAGCCAATTTTTAGTAGCATATTTCTTAATATATTAGTTTTGATTAAATTCTATAACCTCAAAGATACGAGTTTGGATTCTCTTCGTACCCTCAGTATTAGTAAGTATAATTGAGTTTCTGAATTTTTGCCAATCGATAATAAATGATTTGTCTAAAATCCCACCATTCTCTTCCTTTACCAATTGGTTTAAGGCATTGATTGTATATAGAGTATTTGATTCTTTCTTACGATGAATCAATATAGTATCCTCTAAGGGTTGTGGGGGCTTGAACTCGGTATTGATGTTGTAAGTTACAAACAACTCATCTAAGTTCGATTTATTTTGTAGAATGTAAATGTAGTTATATACAATTACATATGTCTCTCTGATATCTTGCAGTGTCTTTTGTAACCCATCTTTTGTTGTAAAAGTACATAATAACTGTGTTTTCATATATAATATTTTCCTATTTAGGGTATGTTTTAAGTACCTATAAATATCAGATTATTTTTTTGGGGTAAGTTTTATTACTTTGAATCAAAACAGCGTTGCATATCAGTTGACCACTCAATTGTATTTTGAGTTTTACCAGTTGCTCCCTCCTTTGAACGATATACTTTTTTAGCCACATATTTCTTTTCATTCCCATCCTTAGATAGTGCATATATGTAAACAACTTTACCAGTAGTATATTTTTCAGTTTGTCTATCTTTTGTAAATTCTTCTTCAGTAACTACCTCAAAATCATCTTCATATTCAGTTAAACCATCCACTCCCAAACAATCTTTGAGATTTTTAGGTGGAACAGCTACACCAGCCATTACCAATTGAGTGTTTCTTTTTAATATCGATTTGTAATCATCATCACCATTAGGTTCTTCAATCTTATCAATATGTAGGAAATCAATGGTTTCCTGAAAACCTAATAAATCACCAACTCTCTTTTCTTTACCAGATTTAGTCTTACCCTTCAATTGGTTTAACTTTTCCATCGTCTCTCTTTGTAGATTCAATGCTTGCTCTCTTGCATCTGATAAAATTTTGTTTGTATCTATTCCAGCTGGCAGTTCATTATCAGTAGATTTTATATATGCTCTCTCAGCATCAGCTGCTCTGTTAATTATCTTTAACCTATCGTTAGATGGATTTCCTGTTTTAGATTCATCTATCAATTTATCTAATAATTCTTCATGAGTGGATACACCATAGATATTCATTGCCTTTTCTATGTGGTTTGATGTACCAGCACGCTCATAACCATCTTCTTGGTCTTTCAAATGTTGAACTATTCGTTCTTTATCTTCCCCAAATAAAGTTCCAAAGTATTGAGCTTCTTTTTTAGGTGCCTTTTTGTAATCCGATTCGATTACAGAACTTTTCTTTTTAGCATCAGAAATAAGTATTTTAGCTTGAGATGCCGTATCTGAATCTACATTTCCATTTTCTTCCAATTTAGATAAGTTGGAAGATTGTTTGTTGTAATCATCATTTAAAGTGGAGTTACCCTGAAGGTCATCAAATGCCTTTTTATCAGACCACCCATCGTACAACAAATTTCCATTTTCATCTTTAGTAGTTACAGCCGTATCTGCTGCGTTTTCACCACCACCAGAAGATTGTATCCATTCAACCAATAATTCTTTTGGAATTTCGTAAGTCTTACCAGTTTCCTCATCATAAATAAAACATTTGTTTGCAGTCTGGATTTCCGATTCCAATGCTTCCAAGTCGGTAACCACATCAGACGGAGTTACAGCATCACCCTTGCCCGTTGTAGTTCTGGATGTACCACCATATGCTCTCATAGTTACATCCGAACCAAATCCTACCTGAGATTGTGAAACTTCTACTGCCTTTTTAGCTCTATTGTATTTTGATTTTGCACTTCTAGCCGCAATTATAGCACTTCTATACAAATCAGCTTCTTCTTTTGTTAACCCATTTGGAACAACCCCTGTTTCTTTTTTTGTAGGTGAGTGGACTCTTGTCGATTTTTGTTGCGTTCCTAACGCAGTTCCATTTGTTTTCCTAAATAATATTGCAGCAAGTTGTTCTTCAGATAAATCAGAATATCTTTCTAAGATTTTAACACCTTCATTTGATATATTCTCATTGTATGCTGAACCAGCATTTCCGGGTGCAGTATAATACTTACCCTTAACATACCCATTTCTTAATAGTTCATCGGATGTTTTTGAATTTTGTAATAGTGGTGTTGATAAATCTTCACCATAAATTTCTTTAGCTCTACTTTCCGATTCTTCGTAAGTTTTAGTTGCTATCGCTTTCTTATCTTTATTAGTGAGTGGTTTATCAGAATCTCTATCCAAATCCGGAGCATCATATCCAGCTTCCTTAGAAAAAATATTTGATTTAGATTTTTCTTCACCACCTTCACCACCACCAGCATCAATAGGAAGATACTTACCGGTTTCAGTTCTTCTAAACTTCTCACCATCAAAACCATCAGGATTCGATTGCCACTTTTCATAATCGTTAGCTCTTACATAAGATGGGGGTTGTCCACCAATGCCTTTGTATTTTTTATCCTCATCAGATTTTGTATCTGCTTCAAATAGATTTTGGAATAATTCACTTTTGATTTCCCACAATCCCAACTCATCTAATACCTCAGATAAGATATCAATATGTGTTGGGTTTTTCAAATCCACAATACCTTCTTTGGTTCGATACGAAACCTCAGTTAATAAATCGTTTAAAAAATTATTAAAATAATTCATACTTAATTCTTCCTATATCCTATAAATATTAAAGTTTTGAGTAATCCGTTCCCCAATCTGCTTTTATAGGAAACCCACCCTCTTCAATCAATTCTTTCAATTTAAGAGCATGTTCTTTAGGAGTATCCAATGGAAAAGAGAATAGGAAGGAATCATAAGTATATAAGGTCAATTCAATGTCGGTTTGTTCAATAAACTCCAACACTCTCTTCATCGTTCTTATATTCAACTCAGTTTCAGTTGCTTGAAGGAGGTAGTTGAACACCTTTTGTGGATTCGCATCTTCAATGGATGATAGGGGAATATTACGATATAAGGTGTTCATATGCCCTCTTTGGGATACATTCTCCCACAACTTCTCAATGTACTCTCTAACCTTCTTATAGTAAGGGATAGAGTCGAACTCTTCGGGTATCCCACCATAAAGTAGTTGGAAGGTGATTCCTTTGGATTCATCATAAGGAACTCCATATTGGTCCGCTAACCATTGGTGAACCGAAGTTTTCGGTAATGGATAGTGAACAATCTTTCCAATGATTCGAGGGTGATATGCATCATAATCCATTTGTAGGAATATGTGGTTGGGCTTGGGAACAAACACTTCTCTCGTTCCATCCTTTTTGTTCAAAGCCGAAAAGTTGATTCCACCAAATCGGTTGGAGGGACGGGATGTAATGGTGTATGGGTTGTATTCCGTATAAAGAGTATTGTTCTTTAAGTGTTTAGTGGCTTGAGGATATCTATCAAGAAATTTTTCTCCATCGACCCGAACCCCATATCGTTCGATATCTGAGAGGATAGGGATTACATCGTTATTCATCCAACTACGAGTAGGAGTAGGAAGTTCAAAGGAATTCACAAAAGAAGTTAGATACTCACCCCATTTCATCAAAGGTGCTATCTTTCCTAAGTTTTCTCTAATTCCCATTCTTAGGTAGTGTGAGATGAAAGGTTGTTCTTCGGGTTTGAAATCCAACAAGCGATTCTCATCAAAGAAGGTGTAGTTGGATATATCAAAAAGATTTTGTATCTTTGTATCCATTTGTAGAAATCCTTTCTTATTCCATACCCATTTTGGTTGTGTGGATGTTGAGAGGTCTAAATGATGGGATTTCCCATCAATATGGTTGTATATGAGTATAAAGGTGGATTGTCCCATCATAACGAACAAAAACGAAAGTTCATTGTTCATTGGATGCTTTTCCAAATCAGACCATATAGGAATGATAACCGATGGCTCATTGTTCCATCGATTTAGGAATTCTTCTCTCTCTTTGTTAGACTCTACTACAATCATCCCACAAAGATAAGAAATTTATTTGAATTATCCAAATTATTTTTTGTGAAATTGTAAAAGGTTTGGAAGATAGAGTTGAATCTTTGGAATTGATTCGGATGCAATTCGAATTGATTCCGAATTTGATTTCTTTACATCGATTGGTTCTCCTTTAATTTTCCAATCCAATGAAATCGTAGTATAGAATGAATTACTAACAAATTTAGAAATTGATTTTTTTCTAATTTCAGTTATGATAGAACTTTTATCATTTGATTTTTGTACAAAATAGCGTGTAATATATCCTCTTCTATAATCCTCATCAGTTGGAGTTGGAATAAAAGATACAATATCAATCTTTTTAAAATCAGATGTTAGCTCTGCTATTTCTTTATATCTATCAATACTCATTTAATTAATTATTTCTATATCCACCAGTTACTTCAGTTGTCCATTCCATACCTTGTAAACTATGTTTAACTGAAAGTACTTGGAAAAATCCATTATTATACATAGATGGGATACCATTTACTTTAAACATATCACCTCTCCTAATACCACTCACACCATGAACTTTAAAAGTAAAATTGATTGGCATTAATGGTGATGATGTATTTTTTTCATTTATCTCATCATGTCCATTTTTTAATGCACTAAATACATTAGAATCGGAAAATGCTCCCATATAACACATATCATATAGCTCACCACTAAGTGATGATTTATCGGTAAGGTCAACTTTTGGATAAAACTTAGCTTTACCCAACATAATATTTAAATTTTCCTCTGCTATATTCTTCTTATCCTCATCCGTTTCAGTCGAATCTTCATCATTTGAATCTATCGCCTTCTGCTTTATTTTTACACCCAACCTATCTGTAAAATTACTTCTAAACAAAGTAACTCGTTTAGAATCACCATTTAATTTTTGACCTAACTTCTGTCCAATTATCTGATTCATCTTTGCTCCACTAATATCCAAATCTAAAGATGCATCTATGAATACTGATTTTTCTCCAATCATATCGAATGTATAAATCTCACCCTTTGGGTTATCAGATATCATATTCATTTCCCAAATTTTTAGTATAGAGGTATTACCCACTTCACTTTCCTCAATTTGAAAATCCCACATACCATTTACAGCCGATGATATTCCATTTAATATTTGATAAAGTGCATCCTTTAAATAGAAATTTTTAGTTTCCATAACACTCTTGGCAAAATCAAAATTAACATATAGGTCTTTTAGATAACCACACATCTTTGCCTCTTTTGTTATGAGGTTTCCTATTTTGGGTTGAAATGTATGCTTAGTTTGTTTGGGAAACTGAACACCATCAATCGAATTATTACAACTTCCTTTAGTCAAATCAGTTATTTTAGTACCTACACCAGGAGGAGCTGCCGATAATCTGAATTTGGGAGTTTCTGGATTTGGTATAAATAATTTAGATGCATCAGTACTATATATTTTTGGAAATGCTGAACAAACTGTATCTTCGTAATCTACTTTGGTATAAATAACCGTATCATCTGCCAACTGATAACCTTCAATTCCAATTTCATAAATTATTCTCATCAAAGTATCAAATCGAATAAATCTTTCACTTCCAACAATTTTAGTTCCTTTGGGAAAAACAATATCAATCCCATCTACTTTAAGTGAAGATTTTGCAATCTGCCAATCAGTAAATGGAACAGTCCATCCATCACTTTCATCATTTATATCTTCAGAAACCTCATCATCAAAATTTATTAAAGATTTTAAATTATTTACATCGGCATTACTTCTTAAATTTTTAACGGCTTTGGTTTGACGGGTTTGTGGTAAGTCATTGAATAATTTCATAAACCTTTCATCGGAAGGTGAAGAGTTTAAACTATCTATATAATCTAATCCAAATGCCTTAGCCGATGTTAATATTCCAACATCTCCCGTTTTTTGTTCTCCAGTTTCGGTTGTTAACAAATAAGTAGGTAATTCTGTATATCCAGTACAATTTACAGTTAAAGTCCATTTATCACCATCTAAACCAACACTACCACCAGTAACGAATCCCAAATAATTATCATATGTACCACCGGTTTTATTTCTAACTTTATCTCTGTTTACAGCTGATTGAAAAGAAGTTATAGTGGTTTCATCCAATGATTGTAATCCGCTGTAACCACTATTGGTATTCCAACCCCATTCAATAAAAATAGAAAACCCTGGTTCTAAAATATATTGAGAAAGTTTTTCCATTTGTTCCTTTGTAAAACAAGTGATTGAGAATGATGCTTTTCTAGATAAAGTACCCGAACCTTCATCGACTTCCAATGATGTTACAATGGGTGATGGTCTATATCCTTGCCCAGCATTAGGATTTATAGGTGCACCAGCCCAAGTTGTACCAATAGTACCTGCGGTAGTTGATGAACCATAAGTTGCACCAGTTGCTTGGAGCAATTTAAAATTAGGATTAGATACTAATTGTAATCCACTACTAGCACCAGATACGATTCTAACGAATGGATTTAACTTTGATATTAACTCAGTATTTCCTCTTCGTTCCTTTAATCTACTCTGAACAAATCCCTGTATGTTCGAAAAATTTGGAAATGACATAACTTAATCTATAAAATTGTTGTTTATTTCAATAAAATTTTGAGGTATTCTTAGAATTGTACCATCAGCCAATCCAAATGGTGCATTATGAATATTATTTGCAGTTGCAATTATCCACCAAAGTGATGAATCACCATAATATTGATAAGCAAGTGTATCTAACCTATCACCAGTTTCACTTGCAACATAGATATCATCATCTCTTAATGGAATTGCTGGATATAATTTTGATTTATACACCCTTCTACCATCATTGGTTGTTTTTTGTTCATTATTTTGATATCTACTTGCCATAATCTATTATGTTTGTGGTGTAAATGTATAGAATTTTCCACCTTCACTATTATTTCTATTTTCTAAAAATTTAATAGTAATAGCTACATCAGCCATCATTGGTAATCGATATCCCGTCATTTTGATATCACCACTATTTCCAGTTATAGTACCAGCTGCAGCTAATCCAATAGGTGCTTCTTTATCAGTAACATTCCAAGGAGTATTATCATCAAAAGTATGTGAAATTGATTCTATAAATGAAAATCGTTTAGCATACATATCACCTAATGTAAATTTGATAAGTGGTGCAACTACCGCCGATGAATCATAATATCCCTGTGGATATACCAATGAATTTAGGAAGTTAATTTTATCCCAAGCAATTTTGTGTTCATTTGCATTCAATGAATATACTTTAAAGTTAAAGCTAACACTTCGTTCGATACCATTATATGTGTAATAACTAAATGGTGAACCCACAAACTTTCCACTATCCCAAGATGGTGAAAGAGTTTCAGTTAATCCAGTAATAGTTGACCTAAATTGTACAGTTTTATTTTTATGAATTGATGTAAACTTTAGTGGTACGAAATCATACTCATCCAATGTTCTACCATCACCCATTGTTTTGGTATCTCCATCAAAAATAGCTTCAGAATTTATAGTATCATAGGTTTGATACATTCCTCTTTTCTTTTCAATAAAATCATCTTTGGAGTATTCTCTATTGTAATCAGCTTTCTTAGAAAATTTAGCAACTCGTTCAGGTTCTTCTCTAAATTTTATTGGTTCGAACTCCAATTGTTGTTTTAGAGATAAATCATTTCTATCTTTTGGTTCATCTGCATATGGATTGACAACTTTTGTATATGGAGTGTCATTCATATCAACATCAACAGTGTTTGGGTCTGAATTTGGTTGTCCATTTAAGTTACCACCATAATTTATATTACGAGTCCCAAACCAATTTGAACTCTCTTCGGTGAATCCAACTACTGAATTAGATATTAATACATTACCTTTAATTTCTAATCCTTTTCGTTCTCCACCTCCAAAAAGTTCTTTACGGATAATTTCTTTTCCTAATTTTAAACCAGCACCTAATGCTTGTTTACCTAAAGTTTTTAAATTACCACCACCAGTTGATTTTAAGAATTGGCCTAATAAAGAACCCGCTGCCGAATCTTTGATTTTACCCAAATCAATAATCCTATCCGATATATTGGATACATTGTATTTTGTTTTATCGTTTAATTGGGTTACTACATATGTTGGAGTTGCTAGAGTAGGTAATCCTAATGTAGATTTAACACTACTAACAGCACCAGCAATTTTACCACCAATTGTACCAGTATCCGATAATTCACCAGAAGTAACTAACTTCATTTGTGAAAGTGCATCAGTTGTTCTTAGAGTAAGTCTTGGTAAATCAGTTCCATATATAAACGGAATAGAACCCGTTCTGATAATTCGTAATCCAGTTGCTTCCTCTTCTACCAAACTTTCATTTGTTCTTGCACCCAATAACTTTCTTAATCCTCTAGCAGGAGCCATACCAACAATACTCACTAATGGGTCTGCTGATGATATTCTTATATTCTTGGAGTTTTGGACAGCATATACCTCCTCAGCGGTTTTACCACCTTGTGAGGGGAGTTGTTTACTTTTAAATAATTCTTCTAATGTTGGCATAATCTATATTATGTTGCGTAAGAATTACTTCCTACTCTACTTACAACCCTTGAAACTCCGGCAGTTACTTTTTGGCCATCCATATAAACCGCAACTTTACCATTATTCAAATCTTCTCTCAAACCTCTAATTTCATTTAATAAGTCAGAATCACTACCACCACCTTCTTCGCCACCACCTAACAATGTATTCAATCCAGTTGATACTGCACCAACTGCTGTTAATGCCATCAGACCAGGTGCAGCAAGTAGACCCGCTACTCCAAATGCTACTAACGATGCGGATAATCCCATTATTGAGTATGCTAATAATGCAATTGATGGAATTAGAACTACCAATCCACCTATTGTTGTAGCAACTGCCATTAATTGTGGCATTAACGATTGGATACCAGTTGACATCATTTCAAATCCAGTTCCGATTGCTTGAAGTGCATATCCCAATACCAATACCGATGCTGCGATTACTAACATCGCTGCTGCACCAGCTAAGATTGCTACTGCACCAACTCCACTCATCATAATTGCACCCAATAGAGCAACTGCTCCAACTAAGGCTAACATTGATACAACAGCCATTCCAACGGCTTCCCAACTAACCTTCATAAATTCTTGTACTGCTTTTCCAAATACAAATACTGCGGCTGCAACAATTACCATAGCTGCTGCTCCTTTAAGAACTGCATTCATATCTATTTTTGACATGGAATCCATCATTCCACCTTTTTTGGCTGGGTTTGCTCCTTCAGTTAAATCACCAGCATCAGGCATCAAATCTTTTCCTTTATCCATCATCATATCTTTGGCTTCCTTACCACCAAATCCAGATAATATTTGTTTATCGGATAATCCTTTAGCTTTAGCAGCGGAGAATGCATCCATAGCCGCATCCTTTGTTCCACCAAATATACCTCCGATTTTATCTTTTAATCCTCCGAAAATACCACCAATACTACCCCAACCATCTTTGATTTGCCCAGTAGCAATTAGAACACCACCCAAACCTTGTCCAGCTGATAGAATTTGTGAACCAAATGCTTTTGCGTTATTAACTAAGGATTCATATTGGGATACTTGAATTGAACCATCCTTATTCAACTTATCAGCGTTATCTGCCATCTTTTGGAACTCTTCCACCGATACACCTAATAGTGCTGCGGTTTGCTTCTTTTGGAAGTAATCCATTCGGTTGAACTCTTCAATACCACCCAATGCTGAAAGTGTTTCTCTAACTGAACCACCAATATCACCTTCATATGCCAATGCTCTAGCTCTATCTAAGTTGATATTTCTACCCAACATTGCACCTAATTCCAACTCAGCGTTGATTGATGATTCGAAATCTAATAGGTTATCAGTAATACCACTAAGGGTTTTCATACTAACACCCAACTTACCAGCAGCAACTGCGGCTTCAGCTATATTCTTACCACCATCTTTACCATAAAGTGCAAACTCTTCAGCTGAATTAGCTACATCAGCCATTACTTCATTTGGAACTAATCCGTTTGCTTGTGCTAAGTTTTGGGTAGATTGTATTAAGTTTTGTGCGGTTTCTGCTGAACCATCGTTTAATCTAGCAAAAGAACCAGTTAATCTTGCAGCTTCACCTGCTCCAATACCTAAGTTCTTAGCCAATACATTAGTTCTTAACTGAGTTTGTAAGGATACATCATTTAATCCACCGAACTCCTTTGATAATCCTTTCGTAGTACCAACTGCATCTTCAAATACTGTCCCAAATAATGTAGTTGCTATATTACTTGTATTTGTAAGTGAACCACCCAATTGATAAGAAGTATCTAATAATTTTTTCCCAGCCGTACTAGCACCAATAAGTGCTCCACCCAATACACCACCAACAGTTGATGTAAGTAATGATGCTGTTTCTAATATACCACCAATCGTATCTTTTATACCATCATAAACATTCTTTTGTTTTTGTAGGAAATCTTTTTGTTTTGTAGTAAGTTTAGAATGAGTTTTTGCTAATTCATTTTGTTCATTTAGATTTTGAACTATATGTTGATTTTCAGCTCCAATACTACTAAGTACACCTTTTTGTTGATTATACTCTTCCAGCAATGCAGCTTGTTGTAGTGTATCATCTCTACCCAATTGAGCTAAATCTCTATTAATTTCAGACATTCTACTTAATGCTGCTTCTTGAGGTGCTGTTAGGGTTGTTGATTTGACTTGAGCTAATATTCGTTCTCTATCTTTTTTAGCTAAATCATCATAGATAGAACCCATTGATTTTAAAGATGATTCTTCAGCTGCAAATCCTTTTATTCTTTCTAAATTGGCTGTTCGTAACTCCTTACCTAACTCTCTTACCTTTTTCTTTTGTTCATCAACATATTTGTTGATATCTAATTGAGTTAAGACATTAGATTTTCTGGCCCTATCAATACGAGCTTCAGCATTTTCAATCTCTTTTAAGATTTCTAATCTACCTCTTAAATCATCAGCCATATGGACTTATTATTTTTTAGCTATTCTATTTAAAATAGCATCTAATTCATCTTTATCCTTCTGAATTTTAGCCATTACATCGGTTAGTTCCTTTGGAACACCAGCTTTTTTAGCTTTAGCCAACATTCTATCAGATGCGTTTTTCGATAATCCATCAAAGAATGCATCAGAGAATTTCTTAGCTGCAGAAAATAATCCTTCGTTTGTTTTTTCTTTTGACATAGGTAATTTCCTTATAGTTTTATACAACTATAAATATAAGATATAAAAAAAGTGAGGATTATCTTTTAACCCTCACTTTTGATTTTTGTTGTATCTTTTTATATTCATCGGATTCTTTCTTCTTTAAGTCAACTAATTTCTTAAAGTAAAACTTTCTCCATTGGATTGGCATGAAGTAAACATCTCTCCAAGTAAATCCATTACCAAAATTAACCAACTCCCAAATTTGATTGTGAAGTTGGATGCTGTAATCTTTAGGAAGGGTAAAAAAACGAAATCCCAAAGGGAATATCAAGTGCCTCCTTCTCACCCGTCAACTCCGAAGTAAATTCAAAAGTTAAATCCATATCTGGACTAATTTCGTTAACAAATTTTCTAAATGCTTTAGTATCTAAAGCTAAGAAACCATTTTGTACCCACTTAGTAATGAATCCCCTATCATCATTACCATCTACTGATTTAATCATATATTTTAAACGAGTAGTTACATCAAATGTAGCATCACCCTTACCTTTATATAATCTAGCCAATGCTTGGTTTTCTTTGGTGATTTCAGTTTCATCACCATGTGTTAGTAGTTTAAATTCTAACTCCTTACCACTCTTAGGTAACTTAAATTTGTAAATATTATCACCATTTAAGAGTTCTTCATTAAAATCTTTGGTTTTTACCTTAGATAAATCAATAGTTACCTCTTGTTCTTCGTAAGTAAATGGGTCAGTTACTTGTACTTTGTAATCAGCACCATATCCCATTACTCTCGTTGCCAAAAGAATTGCATTTTTATCACCAATGAAGATATCATTAATGTCTACACCTTTTTCTACAACTACCGATTCAAATAGTTTATCTAAAACTACTCCTTTTTTGATTAGAGTTTGAGAAGCAAGGATATCTTCTTCTCTTGCAGTCATGTATTTGATTTCGATATTCCCCTTTCTTAGTGGGTGTCCTTCTGGATAAAGTAATCCCTTTGAAGGTAAATCGATAATTTCCGTTGGAAATTCAAATGTGTTATCGCTCATAATTAACCTTTATTTGTTTGTATATATAAGTATATGAAAACAAAAAAGTTGTAAAACGAAAAAAGGTTCTCACTAAGAGAACCTTCTTTTCTAAATATAGTAGTGGATAATATATTAAAATTCCAAAATAGCGTAATCGTATGCTAAAGTCAATTCGATATCAGCTGGGTCATTAGAAGAGAAATCTAAATCATTGAAGTTAGCTGCCTGAATAAATGCTCCTTTTAACTTCCATTGTTCGATTTTATCACCAACAGGACCTAACATATAGAAATCGATATCCTTCTTATAGAAATCAGCGTATCCTTTTCTACCAGTTAAAGATTCATATCCCAATCTCACCCACTCCATTACCTGTTGTGCACCTGAAGGTACAATTGGGTCATAAAGTGTGATTGTGATATCCTGCCACTCACCCTTACCTTGCAATTTGCGATAAGTGTTGATGTGGTCCAACTTCACAGTTTCGAAATTGATAGATGGTCTTGCCGCTGTTTTGATTAAGTAAGATTGAATACCATCAATCTCCATAATAAAGCGGTTCTTCATCTTCGGTTCGAAGTTGGTGAAGAACATTTCGTTAAATTCTAATACTTCTGCCATTTGTTATTTTCCTTTTTATACTAATAAATATTAGTTATTCACTTTTTTGTTTATGCCGAGAACGATGCTCCAGTTGGTAAGATGTTGAAATCAATTACAATGAATTCAGCCGTCTTAGCCGGTTGTAAGAAAATCTGTCCAGCAAGTATGTTTCTATCAACTACATCAGGTGTGTTGTTAGTCTCATCCATAACTACTTTGAATGCATATAAACCTTGTCTTTGTTGGATTCCCTCTAAGTAAGGTTGTACAGTGTTGATGAATCTACCTCTTGTTGTAGCGGTATTTTGTTCGAACACTAAGAATCTAGAAGTAGATGCGATAAACTTCTTAACAGTAATTAACAATCTTCTTACATTGATTCTATCTAACGCAGATGCCTTATCTTGCAGAGTTTTCTGTCCGAATGCCACAATACCTTGTCCAGGGAAAGAAGCGATTGGGTTAACTTTGTTTTCGTATAAGGTATCTCTTTCAGAGTGTGTTAATCTATTAAGAACTGAAACAGCTCCTACAATACCACCTCTATTCAAACCAGCAGGTGCGAACCATTCAGCTGCAATAGCGTCATTTGCTGCATAAACCGCTGGAAGTAATACTGAAGGTGGTACACTCACTAATTTGTTAGTGTTTGTATCTACCGTCTTAACCCAAGGATAGTAAGTTGCTGCGTAGTTTGAATCTACTGAGTTAGCTTGTCCAGTTACATCTGAGATAGTTGAACCAGCTTCAGCGAAATCAGCGATGTAAAATGCATCTGCTCTAGCTTCAACCATATCAATTACCTTAGTAATAACAGTTGGGTGTAATGTTCTTACAACACCAGGAGTTACTACCATATTGATATCCCACTCATCAGCGTTTGAAATTGCGTTGATACCTTTAGCGTATGATAAGTATCCACCAGCAGTTGCCGATGATAAATCATAACCCTGCGAATTACCAGCATTAATTTCAGAACCTAATTTAATTTCAGTTGCTGGAGATTGCCCATCAAACCCACTTTGGAATGCCACAGAGAATTGTCTCTTAACCATATCAGATGATTCAGAACCACTCATTACATAAGAAAGTTGAGAATCGAATCCAAAATCAACATTTGCTCCAACAGTTGCACTTTCAGGAATTGGTTTTAAGTAGTTAGCGTTATCATCTTTAATTCCAGTAGTTTCGAAATTAAATCCAGCAAAGTAAGTTGGAGAACCAGCAGTATTTACTACTGAACCTGTTTGGTAAACCACAGCAGGTACTAAACTTTCATCACCATTAATATAGATTGGATTTGTATATGCTCCATGTCCAAATGGTGCAGCTGATACAGGATAAGAACCCTGAGCTGCTACTTCAACTCTTACATATTTTGAATTATTTACCCAATCACCATTTTCAGTAATCTTACCATCTGAACCGATAGTTAGATATCTATCACCAATTCTTCTTGCGATAAAGTTTGGAGATGCAGGGTCTAAGTTTACATTGTTAAATGTTTCTAATACTACTTTTCTTTTATCAGTATCAGAGAATGAACGGATAGTTACAGAGAATACTGAATAATCAGTACCACCATCTTCACCCGCTGCTTTTACATTGGAGATTGAAACTTTAAATCTAGTGTTTTCATTCGTACCATATCCTAATGTATGGAATTTAAATAAATCACTTCTTACACCTGAGATTAATTGTGATTTAATAAATGGTGTAGATGCCCAAGTTGCTTCATATGAGAAATCTTGCGTTGGTAGGGATAATGCTGTAACATTATCAACACCAAATTCAGAACCAGTTTCAAATGTAATTGAATCAGCTACATTTTTGAAATATGTATAAACATATGCATCTTTACTACCTAATGGGTTAGTACCAAATACATCAGTTACATCATTTCCATCAGAAGATACTACTGAAGATGATACTTCACCAATACCACTACCACTAACTACAAATGAGCCCAAATTGTTGAAAGATGGTGAAACAGTATATGCACCAAATCCAAAGGAATCATCACCATTAACAGATGAGTGTAATGTTGATACTAAATATCCCGTTCCATCAGAACCAGTAGCTAATAAACCAATTGGTGTAGCTTGAGTATAACCAGCATCATCGCCAGTTTTTCCTAAAACTCTTACAATTGTTGCTGTCCCAGCTTCCCTAAGATAGTTTTGTACTGCATATTCTGTATAATAAGTTCCATCGGGAGTTCCGAATTTATCTTCGAATTCCGATTGTGTTCTTACAATTGTGGGAACGAACGCTGGTCCTTGCTTAAAAGGTCCGATGAACGCTGCTCCGATTTCTCCTACTCCCTGTGCCAAGAATGATAAATCATTTTCTCTTGTGAAAACTCCAGGTGATACTATTCTTTCTGCCATATTATTATTTCTCCAATAAGTTTATTTTGATAATAAAATCAAATACACATATAAATATAAGGAAAATCCCCAAAAGATAAATTTGATTTTACACTTTTATATTTTATGCATCCTCTACATTAGCTGAACCGAATTTTGTATTCAATTCTGCTTTCAATAACGGATATGCAAATGCATATATAGATACACTATCAATTGCATTTGTTGAAATTACATCTGTGGTGTATTCTTCACTACCACTAACAGTAACAGTATCGTATTCCCAAGTTGATTGTGTGATTTCTGCACCAGGATTATCTGGGTCTGGAATCATTTGGTCAACTGATTGTGATACAGTCTCAACTCGTAAGAAATCTCTAGTTCTTACTTGTGATTCAGTTAGATGGAAAGTGTAAACGTCATTGATTTCATAATTCTTAGCTTCCCACTCCTCAACTAGCATTGCAGGTGAATGTGCATCGAATAAGTCTTGTGAAGCACTTGATGCTGCACCTTCATTTAAATACATTACTGGATATACTCTCAAGAATCCATTTTGCTTTCTGAATTCAAATGATTCAATCCTAACATATCCCTCAGAAGTGATACCTTTACTTGTACCGATTTGTTTGTTTATTTTTAAAGCCATTTGTGTTTACATTACTTTGTTTATATAAATATAACTATATTAGTAAAAAGATTAATCTCTATTAATTATTTGATTTACTAATTTTTTCAATTCTTCAATTTCGTTTTGTTGCTTTTCAATAATACCTTCTAATTCTTTAACTTTAGAATTGTTCCAAGTTACAATCTTATTTTGGTCTTTAATACCTTCAATCACCAAAGGAACTAATCTATCATATTTAATAGTTAAGTATTCTTCACCCGATTTAGAGTATAAGTTTCCGTTTTCATCATAATCAGAATCAAATGGTGCTAAATGAACTACCTCAGGCATTACATCTCTAACCTGTTGTGCAGATAAACCTACTTGCAACCCATCTTCGGTAAATCCTACATTGTTTGCCAACTCATTAGTTTCATAATAGAAACCATCCAATGAAAGAATCTTAGAAAGTGCGTTTCCTATTCTTCCTTTTTTATTCTTTAATCTTATATCAGAGTAATATGCAATTACATCTTGCGTACATCTAAATACCCGAGTAGCGTAGATTTGTGAGTTATTAACTTCTAATCTTTCCGAACCACCCGTTACAACTCTCCATTGGTCAGATGCATGGAATTGCATGTAAGTGTTGGTATCACCATTGTGCCGTATAAGACTATCAATACGGATTTCGTTCATTATGGATGTTGATGCCGGATTAGCGTAATAATTTCCATCATTTCTATCAAAGAATGCTTCACCATATACTCTTCCATAGAAATATGCAATTGGATTACTACCACCCTCTCTACCAATGTATGCGATTTGGTCGTTACCAGTAGAGTTGTCTGAAATTCTTAGATATGAATTAGCGTTGTTATTATTACTATCCAATCTAATGGTAACATCATTGTATGAGTTGATAGACATGTTATCACTAAAAGAACCTCCACTATTAGTAGATGAGATACCATGATAAGCGTAATTATTGTAATTAGCGTTCCAGTCAAACGATATGTGTGCTATCCTATGTAATGATGTAGAATATGTACCATATGAAGTAGCGTATCCTTTGTTACCATCCGAACCTAAATATGTTGTATTAGTTACCGAAGTGTTTAATCGAGAGTTACCAGCAGGAATTGAGTAGTATCCAGTTGCATCTCTATCATAGTATCTCTTAGCGTAGATATATCCACTACTATTAACAGTGATACCTTCAGACCGAGTCTGCATTACATTCGAACCATTGTAGTAAAGTTCAGTTGCACCATTTCTTCTCCAAATGGTCATCCACTCATTATCAATATCGTTGTAGATACCAGATTCATTGTTGTTTGATGACATGAACACATATCTACCATTGATTGAGTATCCTTCCCAACCACCTTTACCTCCACCATGAGTCTGAACAGTACCATAGTTACCATCTACACCACCTTGTCCAATTCTGAAGGTAACCTCATCATTGTCTCTCATTTCTACATAAGAATCCCGAACAACTCTTACTGCCCAATTTCCATCGGAATCTAATAAACCAATTTCATTAGAATCGGTTGCGTAGAAATATCCTCTAACTGTACCTTGGTGTCCATCTCTTACAATAATACCCTTAGAAGTACCACTATAACCAATAGCCCAATATTCACCAGATGAGTACCAGTGATTACCACTTGATTGGTTATATAGACCTTCGTTTTGGTTGTAGTTTCTAAACCAATCATCAGCGTAGAAATTCCACGCTCTCGCCGTATTCATACGAGCATCACCCTGTCCACTACCAAAATAGTATGCAGTATTCTCTCTATCGTAAACAATGTTTGCACGAACATCATTCATATAAGATGTTGATGCAAAATCACCATAATAAGAAGTACTATTTCTATCATAGTAGATATTTGCTCTCATATCGTTGAAGTACGATGTAGAAGCAGGGTCTGAATAATAGTTACTATCGTTTAAATCATAAACCCTCGGTGTATTGGTATAATCGTAGTTGATATGCCATCCATCAATTCTCAAGTTTAGATTACCAGTATCAGAACTCATTCTGAATTCACCAGCTCCACCAATGAAATCAATACCAGGTTGAGAATCCCAATGAGTATTGGTTCTCAATCTCATTGTACCGCTGTGTGCAGGCATTACAATAGCAGATGCGTTATCGAACCATAAACCATTACCCTGATTTACTCTATTACCAGAAAGTTGTTCAATGTTTGGTTCATTACCATTTATCTCATATACACCAGGTCCCCACCATTTTAGAGATGCAGCAGGGTCAGTTGAGTAGTACAAATATGTTCTATGAGTCTGGCTTCTCGTACCAGTATATCTCATTTTGTAATCAGTAGATGTTGCAATTTTTTGACCAGTATCTAATCTCCAAACACCACCTAAACCAGAACTTGAAGTCCGAGAGTGATTGTTTGCATACATAAATCCAATAGCCAAACACCAAACTCCCTGTGGTAATGAACCAATACCAAATGCATGGAAATATGGGTTACCATTTGCCGAACCACTCATATTGAGAGTTTCACCACCACTTGCTCCAAAGTAATAAGTACCATTGGTAGATGAAGAATCCCT